CGATCCGTCTAGCGGGTGGGGTGGTCGCATACTTGGTGCTATGGGTGTTCGGGATGATCGCCGGATTCACTATGTTGGGACTGACCCTAATCCTGATAATCATTACCACGATGGTTCTGGCAGTAAGTATGAGTCTCTCGCTGATTTTTACAATACCAAAACTTATCGTGGAAATCCATTCTTTTCCGAAACAAATACTTTCCATCAATTCATGGAAGGATCGGAAGAAATTGGCAAACACCCAGATTTCCAACAGTATCGAGGATGCACAGACCTCATTTTTACTTCACCACCTTACTTCAACAGAGAGGCATATTCGGAGGACGAGAACCAATCTTACAAAAAGTATGGATCGTCGTATGCGTCATGGCGGGACGGATTCCTCCGACCAACATTAGAGACATGTGTTGAGTGGTTAAGAAACGACCGATATTTATTGTGGAATGTGGCAGATGTTCTTGTGAGTGGGAAATATCTTCCAATCGAACAGGACAGTATTGACATCCTCGAATCATGTGGTATGATATATGAATACACAATGAAGATGGCACTGGAAGGAATGCCGGGACAAAATAGAGTAGGTGAAGACGGAAAGCCTAAATGTAAGAATTTCTGTCAAATCAGCGGAAAATATTTAAAATACGAACCAGTGTTCGTCTTTAGAAAACCATAAAGGAATAAAAAATATGGCATGTAAATGTGGAAAGAATAAAGATTGTAAGTGTAGTGAACTTCTATACATCACTAATCCAAATTGTGGTTGGTGTAAGAAAGCAGATCCGGTTGTAGAAGAAATGGTAAAGAAGGGACACAAGATTACGACTCTTGACCTAACTGATCCAAAAGACGCAAAGAGAGCAAATGAGGTAAAGGCAAAGCATGGCGCACAGTGCGGAACTCCTCTCTTTATTGACGGTAAGAGTGGTAATATGGTTTGTGGTTTTAGACAGGATGTTCTAGAGAACTGGGCAAAGGGAGAAGAGATTCCTGCACCCCCTCCTCGTCCACAGCAACCACAGCAAAACCCAGGTCAACAACAGCAAATGGGTCCAAAACTTACTAAGTTTGAATATATTTGGACTGATGGACACACTCCAAAGAATATTAGAAGTAAAACTAAGTATATGATTTGGGATAGGAGTAAGATCAAGTCACCAAAGGATTTTGTAAATTCAGTTCCAGAATGGTCATATGACGGTTCAAGCACAAATCAAGCGGAAACAGGCGAGAGCGATTGTGTTCTCAAACCCGTAAAGATTGTACCAAACCCGCTAGAATCTGGTAGAACTCAGTCCTTTGTTGTTCTATGCGAAGTTCTAAATCCAGATGATACACCACATGAAACAAATACAAGAGCAAAACTAGTAGATAGAATCAAAGAGACTAAACTAGATGATATGTGGTTTGCCGTTGAGCAAGAAATTACATTGATGGACCCTGTAAAGAATAAACCTATTGGATGGTCTGAATACGCAAGCGAAACTCCTCCACCACAAGGTGAGTATTATTGCGGAGTAGGATCGAGTGTTGCTGTTGGACGAGATTTGATCGAATCTCATGCCATGGTTTGCAACAATGCAGGAATTCGTATTTCGGGAACAAATGCAGAAGTGATGCTATCTCAGTGGGAGTATCAGACAGAACCAAGTCCTGCAATTGAGTCTGCCGATAATCTAATTATCTCTAGATATTTCCTACAAAGACTTTCAGAGAGAATGGGTATTCAAATCTCATACAGTCCAAAACCAGTAGAAGGTGATTGGAACGGTTCTGGCGCTCATATCAACTTCTCCACGAAGCATATGAGAACAAACGGAGATATGGATTATATGAATCTAATCTGCTCTGGTATGGCGAAGTATCACGATAAAGCAATCGAAGCATATGGTACGGATAACGAAAAACGACTTACAGGTGAACATGAAACTTCATCACTACATAAGTTTACTTGGGGTTCTTTGGATAGAACTGCATCCATTCGCATTCCTCTCTACACAGTCAGGAATGATGGTAAGGGATATCTAGAAGACAGAAGACCTTCCGCGAATGTTGATCCATATGAAGCGTTTTCGTATCTTGTGGGTGTTACAAATAATATTAATGAAGAATTGTTCATTGCTACATAAATTGTCAATTGGAGGTAATTGTGGCTAGGAAAAAGAAAATCAAAAAAGAGAATGTCTCAGGACTTTCTGATAAGTCAAACCTTTCTTATGAGAAGTATCTGAAACAAGCATTAAGTTTGATTTCACCAAACATTTCGATTCGAGTTTATAAACTTGCACCGAAGAATGATTACCCTTGTTTTGAAAGGGGCAAAGACCTTCGTGTTCAGATTTACTGGAACAAAGAATCAAAGTACGAGTTTATCGTAGAAGAATTATTTTTTCACCAGTCCAATCGAAATCAAGAAGACAGAGATTATATGCGTCAATGGGCAGACTTGAAGATTAAAATGTTCAAAGATGCAATCATTAAACCAAAGAAAAAGACAACCAAGAAGGTTACTCGTAAGAAGAAAACCAAAGTTGGTTCTACTCAAGATGTGTTTGAAAAGATGAAAACCAAATGACCGATATAACGAGATTTGTCGGGGAATTTGAAATCAGAAACTCTTCTGGAACGGAAAGAGTTTATGAAGAAGGTGATGCAGTGGAGTTTCAGGGCGCACAGTATATCGCAACTCGAAGAACTTCGGGTTATTCTCCACTGCATCCAGAGTCTAGGTCGGGTTGGAGAAAACTAACTTCAACTCGATCTATGAATTTTACAAATAGTGATAATGAACCAGAGGTTGCCTATGATGGTGATCATTGGTTTGATTCTTCCAATGGTAAATTGTTCATTTACATAGAAGATAAAGATACTAAACAATGGATAGAACTGTGATTCTACTAGACAACAATCAATTAGTTATAGCAAATTTATTTCAATCAATAAAGTATGATCCAAATATCAATGAAGATATGGTACGGACTCTTATGCTGAACACATATAGAATGTACAGATCAAAATTTCAAGATAAGTACGGTGAACTTGTTATTTGCCATGATGGAGGTAGATATTGGAGAAAGGATATCTTCCCACAATACAAAGCAAGCAGAAGCAAAAATCAAAAGGCTTCTGATGTGGATTGGGACAGAATCCATGAGGTGATGAATATGATTCACCAAGAAGTGGTTGAAAATTTCCCATACAAAAATCTTAAGATCCGAACAGTAGAAGCGGATGATATTATTGCAATTTTGTGCGAGAAGTACCATTCAGATGAAAATATCGTAATTGTTTCAAACGACAAAGATTTTCAACAACTTCAAAGATATCCTAATGTTTCGCAATACAGTCCAACAAAGAAGCAATTTCTAAAGTGCGAAAATCCAGAAGAATTCTTGACATATCATATTCTAAAGGGAGATTCTTCGGACGGAATTCCAAACATTCTTTCAGAAGATGATGTGTTTGTAGATCCAGATAAGAGACAGAAACCATGCGGAGACAAAAGAATTTCTGAAATGAAAGAAAACCTTACCGAATGGACTTGTACAGATAACTGGGAACGAAATCAAAAATTGATTGATTTCAATATGATTCCTGATAGTATTAGAGAACTGGTATTAGAAGAGTTTGAAAAAGAACCTATTGGAAATAGAAGTAATATTTTAAATTACTTCATAGATAAGAAACTAAAAAACTTAATGGTCAATATAGAGGAGTTTTAGAAAGTGGCCCGCAAAAAAAATAAAGGTAACAATAAGAATTACAACGAGAACGAAGATTACCAAGACATCAGCCGTAATGGTAATAGAAAACAACATCGGAAAAATCAAAGGCGAAATGAAAAGAAATATCTAAAGGATGTGGTTCGCGGTGATATTGATTCTGAAGATTATCAAGATTATATGGAAGCAGGTTGGTAAAACACTTGCAATTGATTTGAACATGGTGTATAATGAATACACTGTCTAGTTATGGAGATTATATTATGACAACACAAACCGCTATTTCTCTTTCGCAGAGAACTCTTGATGTACTCAAGAATTTTTCGACAATCAACTCAAACATTCTAGTGAAGCCTGGTAACAAACTAGTTACAATTTCACCAGTTAAGAATGTCATGTCGGAGGCAACTGTCGAAGAAGATTTTGACACAGAATTTGGTATCTGGGACTTGAGTAAGTTTCTTGGTACTGTTTCTTTGTTTACCAATCCTGAGTTTGAATTTCACGAAAAGTTCGTTGTGATTCGAGATGAGAAGAAGAAGTCAGAAGTAACATATCATTATTCTGAACCCCGTCTTCTCACAACCGTAAACAAGGAAATTAACATGCCAGAGTCTGTGATTGATTGCACAATCACACAGGATATCCTGAATGATATTCTTAAGGCATCTTCTGTATTGCAAGTCAATGACATTGCGATTCGATCTAATGGTGAATCACTTGAGATTGTTGCACTAGATAAAGCAGATGCAACCTCTAACAATTATTCCATTGAACTCGGTCAAGTTCCAACCGATTCTGATTTTACATTCTACTTCAAAGCAGAAAATCTAAAGATGCTGCCTGGAGATTATGACGTTAAGATTACCGATAAGGTGATTAGTCAGTTTAAGAAAGTAAACGATGAGTTGACTTATTGGATTGCTCTTGAATCCGATTCTAAGTATGGAGAGTGATTAGATGTCCAAATCAGAATATCTTTGGGTTGAAAAGTATCGCCCAAAGACAATCGACGAGTGTATTCTACCAGAATCTATCAAGTCTACCTTTCATAGTATGGTAGATTCTGGAGAATCACAAAATCTTCTCTTGTCGGGGAGTGCGGGTTGCGGTAAAACAACTATTGCAAAAGCCCTTTGTAATGAGTTGGACACCGACAACATTATTATTAACTGTTCTGAAGACGGTAACATCGATACCCTCAGAACGAAAATTCGTAATTTCGCTAGTACAGTTTCATTGTCTGGTGCAAAGAAGATTGTGATTCTCGATGAGTTTGATTATTCAAACGCACAATCTACTCAACCCGCACTCCGCGGCTTTATTGAAGAGTTTAGCAACAATTGTCGATTTATTTTGACATGCAACTTCAAAAATCGTATCATCGAACCTCTTCATTCTCGATGTACATCAATAAACTTCTCTGTTCCAAAGAAAGAGAAACCAAAGATGGCTTCTCAGTTTATGGACAGAGTAAAATATGTTCTAGACAATGAGGGTATTCCTTACGAAGAGAAGGTTGTTGCTGAATTGATTATGAAGCACTTTCCTGATTTCCGTAGAGTTCTGAATGAACTACAGAGATACTCAATTTCTGGTTCTATTGATGTTGGTATTCTTACTCAGATTGGTGAGATACATATTAAAGATTTGGTGGAGTACATGAAGAGTAAGGACTTCACCAGTGCAAGAAAGTGGGCAGTTGAAAACCTAGACAATTCCCCGTCTGAGTTGTTCCGAAAAGTTTATGATGGACTATATGAACATTTAACACCATCCTCTATTCCCCAAGCAGTTCTGATTCTTGCAGAATATCAATACAAGTCTGCATTCGTAGCAGATCAAGAAATTAACCTAGTGGCGTGTATCGTCGAACTTATGATGGGATGTGAATTCAAATGAGTAAAATTTTAGCACAAGGCGATTATCTTATCGTCGAAAAAACTGATTATGATAAAGAACAAACAACAGATAGTGGTATCATTATCAAGGCAAGTCAAGTCCTCGATAGTTCTTTTGCAGAAGCAAAGATTCTTTCAATGGGACCTGGTGTCCCAGATGCACTTGGTCAGATCGCTCCAATAAAATATGAGGTGGGAGATTCCGTTCTATACGATGCTAGATCCAGAATTGGACTCCATGCGGACTTTGATATTATTAAAAGAGAACATGTAGTAGCAGTGGTTTATGATGAAACTGACTGATTATCTTAACGCCATAAATTACTCCAAAGAATCTCTCATGCATACAGAAGATGAGCAAGTAGAGAAACGATATACTCCGTATGTTGTGAATCGATGTCTTTCATATTTCATAGACACCATCCTACATGCTAATCAGATGAATCAATTCGCACAAACAGATAAGAAGATGCAATTCGACTATCTACAAAGTGCCATTCGTAAGAGAAAAAGATTCAGTAAATGGGTAAAGAATGAGATGGGAGATGAATTTGACATAGTGAAAGAATATTATGGCTATTCAAACTCCAAGACGAAAGAGATAATGTCACTTCTAACCTCCGAAGATATAGAAGAAATGCGTTTATATCTATCTGGAGGGGGTATAAATCCATAATTACATACATATTACGTCAGCAAACGTGATAATAGGAAGAAAATTATGGAAAATGAAGATATCTTTAAGGGACTAGGTGTTGAAATCAAATTAAACTCGGAAGAAGACTTTTTGAAAATCAAAGAGACACTTACGAGAATTGGAATATCATCCCGAAAAGAAAAAAAATTATACCAATCTTGTCATATCCTCCATAAACGGGGGAGATATACAATTATGCACTTCAAAGAATTGTTTGAAATGGATGGACTCGAAAGCAACACATCAGATAATGATATTGCTAGAAGAAACACGATAGTAGACCTTCTAGAAGAATGGGAATTATTGCAAGTGATTGACGAGGGGTTTGAAGAAGAACCAATGGCGAATATAGGACAAATAAAGATTTTGTCTTATAAAGATAAAGATGATTGGGAATTGATACCTAAATATCATATAGGAAACAGTTGATTATGGATTTATATTATGAACACACTTTTGATAAGTTTCTATAGCGATATAGAAGAACGAACATATTACAGCGATAATGCCAAACGACTTATTGGTGAATGTAAGTCTTTAGGTATTCCGCATGACATACAAGAAAAAGAGACTCTTGGTACATACCAATTGAATTGTCTCAGTAAACCGCAATACATCCTAGACAGATTGAATGAATTAAATCGACCACTTCTGTGGATGGATATCGACAGCAAAGTTCATAAACCACTTGATATTTTCGATCAGTTTGATGAATCTGTTGACATGGTGGTTGCTACAGCAAATGGACTTCTCTCTGGTATTAAAGCATCTCCTTTGTATTTTGGTAATACTGAAATGGCGAGAGAACTGTTGAATGTGTGGATTTCAACCACAAAGGACATTCTTGAAAATGACAAGGGTGTCTTTGATCACGAACCCTTGTTTGGTATTGTTGCAGAATATTCAAAGAAAATGAACATGAAGTTTGTTGGACCAGAGTATTGTATCTGGCCGGGACACACGAATGAAAATACTTGTGTGACGATGGGACTTGCAGATGCAGAGTCAAAGAAAGAGTCATTACGAAAATTGGGTATGGCAGAAGATTTAATTGAGTGGCAATCACCGGGAGATGTAAAATGATGGAGTTGAAATACAGAGAATCCTTTCCAAAAGTCGGTGATGACATGGTAAGTATCATTGGTGCGCCATTCAGTCTTCATCAGTCTTCTTGTTCAAACCATAAGCCAGAAACTTTTCAATGGACACAAATAGCGACCAACAATGTTGTGTTTTTGGACATGGACATTGCAAGAGGAATTGATATAGAAAAACCAGAATATGAAAAAAGATGGGCCTGGTTGTGTGAGTCAAATGCCATTATTCCTGAAATCAGAGCAATGTTCGACGATGAAGTTCAGTTTCAGAAACTCATAGATGTATATGATGGAATCTTCACACCAGAGAAAGAACTGGTGGATAGACATGAAAAGATACATTTCTGCTATACAGGAAGCAATCTTCCGTGGACAAAGAAAGAGAATTACAAAATTTACGAAAAGTCAAAGATAGTTTCTTTCATTTGCTCTTCAAAATTGATGTGTGAAGGACACAGATTTCGTCATGCCTTACATGAGAGATTTAAGAAAAAACAAGAAGGTATCGTAGATATTGAGTACAAAGGAAAAGTATGGAGAAAAGCAGATGAAACCTCTATAGATGTTTACGGAAGCATTTTAGGAAAACCTTTTGGACACAATCCAGGCTGTCATCTTCCTTTTAATGCACCAGATTGGCATGATAAGAGTCAAGCACTAAATGATTACATGTTCTCTGTAGTCCTTGAGAACGCTCAGTGTGACGATTATTTCACAGAAAAGATAACTGACTGCTTCGCAACTGGTACAATTCCAATTTACTGGGGAACAAAAAATATTGGAAAATATTTCAATCCTGATGGTATTATTCAGATTCCAAAGGATATAGAAAAGGCCAATGATGTCGTAAATTCATTGACTCCTTCGATGTATTATGATAGAATGAATGCAATCAAAGATAATTTTGAAAGAGTAAAGAAACTACAAATGGCAGATGAAATGCTAGTAAAGAAAATAAAGGAATTACAATGAAGTATATTACATTTACAAACAAAGGTTCCTTGGATATCTGCAAAAACATGTTGTTGAGTGCCAGAAATGTTGGTATCGAAGAAGATATAACTGTGTATACACTTGATGAATTCTCAAATGATGGATTGTCTGATTTTAAATGCGAATTGAAATCTTTTGATTCTTATATTTCTGAAGAATACCACTCATACGGTTCTAAAGAATTTAAATCTTTAATGACAACAAAGGTAAAGATAATCTTAGAAGAACTTAAATCTAGATATAATTTTGTATATACAGATTGTGATGTTGTCTTTAAACATAATCCAGAGGAAGTATTAAAGATAGCAGATGATATTACTTCTAAAGAGTATAATATCAATGTAATTTTTTCAAATGATTCTTTGGTTTTTGAATCTCATGGGGGACCAAATGAGTTGTGTGCAGGATTTATGAACATAAAAAACATTGAAGGTACAAAAGAATTCTTCACTAAAATTTATGAGTTAGCAAGAATAGCAATAAATGATTCAAACCCGGATACTTGTGATCAAATCATTATGAGAAATGTACTCGGAAATAATTTAATTCCTAACTTCAACTTTGCTTTATATCCATGTAGTTTTGTGACGAACGGACATCACTACTTCAGTCAAGAAACAACCACGGGAAATGAATGTGTGGTTCATTGCAATTTTAGACTGGGTACACACGACAAGATAAATAGTATGAAGAAAGCAGGTATTTGGTATCTTCCTGAAAAAGTAGAGGTTTAATATGAACAAAGCGACTGTATATAATGCACATTATATGTTTGAAGAGGACTCAATGAATTTCGACTTCCCTGTCGAGATTCATGTTTCTCGTTTTCACAACAACCAATTTGTTACTCTTCCAACAGTTGACTATAAGGTTCCTTTTGATAACCCTGATGTATTCAAGGTTTACTTAAACACAACAGAACCAAGCACATCACCAAATAGAGAACCAATTGAAACTGTAATAAAGAATGCCAATCAGTATGATTTGATTCTTACCACTGATGTTGAAATTCTAGAACAATGTCCAAACGCAATGATGTTTCCCTATGGTTCCACATGGTTAAACAAAGGAAAAATAGATCATCCCGATAGTTTTGGAGAGTACGACGAATCTCTCGACGAACTGCATGAGAATAAGAGATTTGAAATTAGTTTTCTATGCTCGAATCATGCACGAAGTCTAGAGGGGTATGATAAGAGAAAAGAGATATGGTCAAAGAGAAGCGAATTTGAAAATCCCACTCTTTTCTATAGCAGTACCCGTCATCCAATCTCACCGAATGTTCTACCAGAAGATGACAAGAAGTATCTTTTCGATTCTCAGTTTCACATTACAGTTGAAAGTAGTTCAGTAACAAACTATTTCTCAGAGAAATTGATTGATGCACTGATTACAAAGACAGTTCCAATCTATTGGGGATGTCCAAACATCGGTGACTTCTTCGATGCAAGAGGAATGATAATCGTTGAT